GTAGCAGCCACACCTCTCCCATTCCATCCAGGCGTTAACCCGAAAGGAACTAAAAAGATGAACTAACTAATCCACCTCCTCCGGGCCTTTCCCGGCACGCTACATCAACAATAGCGGCCGTTTCCGGTCCCTGTCAGCTAACCACGCTGACCCATCGGTGTTTCGACTTGAAGCCACCGCGCTTCGTGCTGGAATTGAAATCTAGCCCTTGACTCTCCTCAGCGAGAAGGTCAAAAAAGCTGGAAGCCCCCAGTCGGCCATAGTGCTCGACCTTGTGAGGTACTTCGATTCCATGCCAAGTGCGTCCAGCGTCCTCTTGGTCGCCCAGAACGTCCACTGGCTCTGCGGTTGGGGTAAAACATTCCCATACCGACAACCCGTAAGATATTCTGAGTAACTTTGATCGGCGCTTTCGGCTCCTAACAGTTGGAGATCCAGATCGATCGTTACCAACGTTCTGTAATTCTCTAAGCAAGGAGACCACTCTCTCTCGGTCTGAGAGAATAGCGGGATCCAAACCTTGAGAGTACGCGGTTCGTGATCGATTGAGGCCCCATTTGTTGAGGCAAGCGAGCTCATTACCATCGATATCATCCTTTGTTTTAACAGGGGTGAAATGTAGGCGCTTTTGCTTCCAAGAATACGTCGCCTGGTTGAAAGCCAGGTTAGTCGTAAACAGGAGGCTTACGTGTACTACTCCCGAACCCGGAAACCGGGTCCGAGGGATGGTAACGCCCACTACCTTAGCGAGCAGGTCTCGGATTACCTGGGCTACTTGCCACATTCCTCTTAAGTAAAAGAGGTCCGCGGTAGCGTTCCAGGACATCACCTCCTCTGCACTCCAGTGTCGTAGATCATCATGCGGAACTGTACGGGCATAAACGGGATTAACCGCCATGCCTTTAAAGTAATCCGCACCGCAAGACTCACGGAAGTATCCGCTTTTAAAAGACTTGCCGATGTTCACCTTGAGGAGGTAACTCTCAAGGTACTCTACGACGGCGTCCGCATAATCCACGGGAACAATGATGTCATCCCCGTAGATGTCGATCGACCGCGAATACGCTGCGATCGATCCAGAACTCGGACGTCGCCCATCTTGTTTGTGCATCGCGCACTGAACAAGGGTGTAAAACACCATCGCCTCAACCGGGAAGCACATTGCACTCCCCATCGAGGCGAACTTGCTCAGAAGCACGCTCTGCCCAGTGGGCAACTCAGCATGTAAAGAACGCGAATCCTCCAAGTACTCGAGGATCCCTGAGGTCTTAAAGACGCGTTGTACCAGACCGAGATGAACCCGGTCTGAAGCGTCTTTCAGGTCTAGCGTAGCTAGGCGTCTATCTATACTGCTGCGATAAGCGAGTTCCTGATTCGGCTCTTGCCGCGTGAAGCGGATCGAGTTGCGAGTCAGTTTATGCGACTCAAGGATCACATAGACATGATCCTTAAGAGCCTGTTGCGCGTACTGTACGTGCGAGGGCTCGATCGCTATTACTCGTGGAGACGTTTGGGTTTTAGGAACAAAGACTACTCTCACCGGAGGTTCATCCCGGACACTGAGAAAGCTCGGCCCCCTATCCCAATCGATATCGTTCCGTGTACATCCCGAAGCCGCCAACCCGTAATTGGGAAAGCAGTGTAAATCGGACGGAAACGTAAGCTCCATACGGTCATGCCAGTAGCGTATGCGATATCGGCCGTTAGGCTTCAGTCGCTCAGCCGTGGCACCCGGTCCATGGGAACAGACAAGATCCAGCGGATCGATCTCAGGAAATACCTGAGACCAAAGAACGCCGGAAATACGATCCAGAAGTGAATCTGGACGCAAAACCGTCTGAGTCCCACAGTGGAGCTCTCCTTCTACTTCCAAGAAATGCGCTGCGGCCTGAGCTTCACGCTCGGGCGTACAGCTGATCTTTAGCTTCTTCATGAAGCGGCTGATCTGTCGCACATAAAATACAGTGTGCGAGCAGGGTTCTGGAAGTAGCCTACCTTCCTTATCGAACACTCTCCTGAAGAAACCTCCGAGTAATCGTGGGAGACTTCCATTCCGACTAAACTGTGTCGGGACTGTTAGGAGCCCGTGCTCTAAGCCTTTTTCAAGGGCATCACTGAGCATGGGGAGGGTAATCGTGAGAAACGAAAACCCTTCGTGATCGCAACGACGTCGAATAGTTTCGACGTCGCGTTCGACGGACAAGTCTAGGTCCAACGCTGCTTGACGCAGCACGGCCTCGACGAGCATGGTCGGTCTTTTCACTACAACCTCCATTTAAACGGGGGAAGTAGGACCGTCCAAACAAGCACCGGCTTATCAGGCCGGGGGTACTCTCTGATCGTCAATCTCACGCTTTCCTTTACGGGAAAGTGCTTTCGTGAGAATCAGAACAGCGAACTGAAGAGCGGGCTCCTTTACAGCGGTAACGACTGGCTTTGCAACCAGCCAAACTGCCTTAAGAAGTCCACCCATCAGAACTCACCACCGAGCACTTTCAGGTAGTTGGCCGAGGTGGCCCACGCCTTGAGTGCATCGATGAGGTACCCGAGCTCAGTATCCGAAAAGCCAGATTTTGGTTCATCAATGACCAAATAAACACTGGCTCCCAACTGCCGATTTAACCCGGAGATGGGGTCTGCCGCAACTTTTGACTGCGACAGACGGACTTCACGCCGAAACCGCGCTGCAGTAACATTCTGCTTTGTGGTCATAGACGTGATACCGTCCGCGGAGGTAAAGGTGTTTACCGTAGGACCAGAAGAGGTCTTAGGAAGAGACACCGCGCCACCGTTGATAGTGACGGACTGAGGATCTGCGAGCATGGAAGCTCCTTTTCGTTTATGGTTACGCTTTACAAAAGCAACTACCGCATCCGAGAGAGGCCAAGTGCTCCCAGAATTGCTAGTTGTGTGCCATTCAAGTCGTTTTCAAGAATAGCTGGATCGAAAGGTCCGCCCCGAACGCGCGATTTAGCAAACGCGCGCGTTAGTGCGGAAGCACTGGCTACAAATTGTTCACCCGATTTTCTCGCGAACTTCCCTTGAGCTTGATACTCTTGGGACCATTCTTGAGATCGCATGATATAGATGTAGTCAGCAGCTAACCGATCTGCAACTCCAGCGTCTAGGTTCTCTATGAGATCACCTAGATTGGAGAACCAGTCGATCAACCAACTCCAGGGAATTGCATTATAGATCTGGGACGGTGAAGGAAATGCCTGGCCTAACAGCCGGCGCTTCATCGAATTAGTCCAGTCTATGTCCCTGGGACCTCCAGGCAACCAGTACCGGAATCGGGCCGAAGCCCAAATCTTTTCCTGGTAATACGTGGTCGTCTTCCAAGATGGCTGCGTCTTGTAGTATTGGGTGACAAGTACCGGCTGAAAGGCCGAATACGAGAAGCCCGACGCTATAGCATTTGGTGACGAAGTGTCTCGCAGTTTAATTCTGCGTCGCACCGGTCTGCCGTTATCCCTAAGAAGCTGTTTCAATCTCGCTTCTGCCTTCTGTTGAAGGAAGAACAGTGCGCGGATATCTTTCAGCAGGGGTTCCCAGCCGAACTTCAGAGCCAAGTAATAGTTGCCTATACTCCGAAATCCGTCCTTTAGAAACCTCTGTCTCAACATACCGGGTAAGTCCTTGAGCTCATAGAATGAGTTTAGGGACGAAAACTCGGGTTGAGTTGGCTTCATCTTAGCATATGCCTCTGCAGCCCACTGACTCCCAAGCATCGATGCAATCGAGAGGCTTGGTTGTTGGTAAGGCGAGATGTTCGCGACAAAGAAGCCACGATAGTGCTGGTTATTTGCACCACCTCGCCAGTACGTCGTATTTTCCGTGGGAATGTGGTTCGTGTCTGCGCCCCGTAGGACGAAACCGCCACCAACATTCTTGGTCCCAGGAAAACGTGGGTAGCCGTAATGACCCTCGCTCTCTGCAAGCCACTTGTCCACACTGCGAACAGTGCGGTAATGAGTGACTGTTGGAAAGTTAGTTTGGAAGTCTTGTCCAGTTTGGACTACTCTTCCTTTGGTCAACCAAGGCATATAGGACAACTCCTTTCGAATGGTACGCGCTCAACTTCCGTCGAACGCGGGGA